AGGTAGGTATCGCAGTGGCCTGGAGAAAGAGGTTGCTGCGTACTTACGTAAGGCACAAAAGAAAGTCAGATACGAAGTACTGAAAGTAGAGTGGGAAGATTTACGTTATCGCACCTACACACCAGACTTCGTGTTAGACAACGGTATTATAATTGAGACAAAAGGTATATTTGATAGCGAGGATAGACGTAAGCATCGTGAGATACAGAGACAGCATCCTGAGTTAGACATACGGTTTGTATTTAGTAATGCAAAAGCTAAGTTGTACAAGGGTGCTAAGTCTAGATATTTTGATTGGTGTGAGCAACATAAGTTTCAGTGGGCTAATCGTGTGATACCTGAAGATTGGTTAAAAGAAAAAGGTAAAGAGATTACAGCTAAGAAGATAGAATTAAAAACAAAAAGGAAATGCTGATGGGTCATAGTTTAGATAATGATGAAATAGCAATAGTTATAAGTCCAGTAGACTACACAGACGATGGTAATTGGGATGGGGATACAAATGTGTCAATAGCAATATCACCTGAGCACAACTTACCTGAACCTATTATTAATGGGATAGTAGATGTAGCAACTATGATGTCAGCGTTCTTAGATATAGCAAATGAACACCCTGACATATATGAATTAGTAAGAGATCACAGAAACTATTTAATGACTTTGGAAGATGATGAAGAAGATAAACCTGTTGTAACTAAAGACGGTAACGTGTATACACTTAACAAGTGGTCAAAAACAAAAGGGAGTGCATGAATGGAATCAACAATAACATTAACTGGTGATACAACTTTGAGTCACGATCAAGTAAACAATCCAGTACACTACAATCATAGCGGCATAGAATGTATTGAAGCTATAGAAGCAATGACAGAGAACATGGCAGGATCTACAGCGCCACACGCTGCTAACGTACTTAAGTATTTGTGGAGACATGAATACAAGAATGGCTTAGAAGATATTAACAAAGCTATTTGGTATCTCAACAGGCTAAAGGATCGTTACAAGGAGCTACATAAATGATAACAGCAGAAGATATAAATGCATGGAAAGACATGTATGAAATGACATTCGGTGACTATCAGATAGAAGCAAGAAAGACTGCTATCTATCCTGAAGAACACAAGATAGTTTACCCTGCGTTAGGACTAGCAGGTGAAGCAGGTGAAGTAGCCAACAAAGTAAAGAAGATGTTAAGGGATGGGAAGTTTGACAGAGAAGATGTAGCTGCAGAAATAGGTGACTGCCTGTGGTACATATCAGCTTTGTGCCGTGACTTAAACTTCGACATGGGATATATAGCTAGATGTAATTTAGATAAGCTTCACAGTCGTATGGAGAGAGGAACCATTAAAGGCAGTGGCGATAAGAGATGAAGTTCAACATTAAACTAACAATAGAGATAGACGAGGAAGAACGAATACTACCAATAGTAGCAGAGATGCACGAGGAGGCAGTTACTGAGTTATTCCAAGATATTATTTATGATATTGATGGTGCAGTAATTAGAAAGATAGAGGTTAAAAAATATGAATAACTACTTACCAACAGACTACCAAAGTTTTATACACAAGTCACGTTACGCTAAGTACATTGATGGCAAAGGCAGAGAGTCTTGGTCTGAGACAGTTGATCGCTACATAGAAAACGTTGTAGGAAATAAAGTAGACGCAGATACTAAAGATGAAATAATGTTTGCTATACTTAACTTAGAGATCATGCCTAGCATGAGAGCTATGATGACTGCAGGTGCAGCACTTGAGAGAGATAATACTGCAGGATATAACTGTAGCTATCTACCTGTAGATGACCCAAAGTCCTTCGATGAGGCTATGTACATCCTCCTCTGTGGTACTGGTGTCGGCTTCAGTGTTGAGAGACAGTTCATTAGCAAGCTTCCCGAAGTACCTGAATTGTTCGAGAGTGATACTACCGTTGTGGTAAAGGACAGCAAGGAGGGGTGGGCTAAGGCGTTTAGACAAGTGTTAGCTCTCTTATGGGCAGGTGAAATTCCACAGTGGGATGTTAGCAGAGTTCGCCCTGCAGGTGCAAGGCTAAAAACGTTTGGCGGTAGAGCTAGTGGCCCTGCACCTTTAGTTGAGTTGTTTAACTTTACAGTTAAAACATTTAAGGATGCTCAAGGACGTAAGCTATCTAGCTTAGAGTGCCATGATCTAATGTGTTTCATTGGTCAGATAGTTGTAGTTGGTGGTGTTAGACGTAGCGCCATGATTAGTTTGTCTAACCTCAGTGATGATCGTATGCGTTACGCTAAGTCAGGACAGTGGTATGACAATGCAGGACATCGTGCTTTAGCTAACAACAGTGTATCTTATACAGAGAAGCCTGACTCAGAAACATTCATGCGTGAGTGGCTATCTCTAGTAGAAAGTAAATCAGGTGAGAGAGGGGTATTCAATCGTGAAGCATCTAAAAAACAAGCTGCAAAGTTTGGCAGACGTGATCCTAACTTTGAGTTCGGAACTAATCCTTGTAGTGAAATTATCTTACGCCCATACCAGTTCTGCAATCTTACAGAAGTTGTGGTACGAGCCACGGACACGGTGGATGACTTGGATAGAAAAGTCAGACTCGCCACAATACTTGGGACAATCCAAAGCACGTACACAAAGTTCCCATACCTCAGAAAAGTCTGGACAACCAACACAGAAGAAGAGAGACTCTTAGGAGTAAGCCTTACAGGTATAATGGATAACCCTCTTATGACATCAGCAAACAAAGGATTGGAGAAGACACTTGAACATCTACGAGAAACTGCTGTTCATACTAATGCTGATTGGGCTGACCGCCTTGGCATTCCACAGTCAGCAGCAATTACCTGTGTAAAACCTAGCGGCACAGTATCACAACTAGTTGACTCAGCTTCAGGTATACACGCTAGACATGCACTACATTATATCAGGACTGTGAGAGGTGACAATAAAGATCCACTTACACAGATGATGAAGGATCAAGGCATACCTAACTCACCTTGTGTGATGAAGGGTGATACCACTACAGTGTTTAGCTTCCCACAGAAGTCACCCAATAAAGCTGTAACTCGTAACGACATGTCAGCCATTGAACAGTTGGAGACATGGCTAACCTATCAAAGACACTGGTGTGAGCATAAACCTTCTGTAACAGTGACAGTTCGTTCTGGTGAATGGATGGAAGTAGGTGCATTTGTTTATAAACACTTTGATGAAATGAGTGGTGTGTCTTTTCTGCCACACTCTGATCATACTTATCAGCAAGCACCCTATCAAGATTGTACAAAGGATGACTACAAAAAACTCTCAGCTATAATGCCAAAGAGTATTGATTGGTCTAAGCTTAGTGAGTATGAACAAGAAGATAACACAGTTGCTATGCAAACAATGGCTTGTACTGGTGATGTGTGCGAAATGGTAGACATAGTATAATTACTATGATATTATAAACTTGCATTAGAAAGGAAAATAAAATGCATTCATTAGGAATATTAATAGCGTTAATTGTAGGACTAGAATTGTTTGATAAATATGACAATGCCTCAGATAATGTAGACACCACAGAAACTGTAGAAAGCTCAGAGTAATGTATGTTCTAGTACTCATAATGTCTGTTGCACCTGGTTATATTCAAGTAAAAGCTGTGGATTACATATATCCTACTATGGAAACATGTAAACAAGGAGCAGAGTATATACGCAGTGAACTTATGAGTACTAAACCTACACCTAAATCTACAGTATCAGCTTACTGTACAGAGATACCAATGAAAGTATAAAAATATATGAGCCTAGAAAAAGAAGCGAAAGACTTTGTATCTAGGAGACAAGATCATTTCAGAGAGGGTGTGCAGAAGCGTAGTGAAGCACTGGAAAAGTTTATTTCAGATAACTTGTATCACAGTACGGAAACGCACGAAGCATTAAAGAGTTTAATTGCAGTACAGATGTGGGCAGAACGTGCATCAAAAATGTATGGTATAAAAAAGTAAGGGCGCTAACTGCGCCCCTCTTCTTATCTAGTAGCAGCTTCTCTTTCTGCTTTTCCGTAAGTCTTACCTGCTTGTATATACCACAGCATGAGTATTGATTTACGTGTTTCCTTTTCATCAGTATCTAACTCAGGATCACTATTAATTCTTTCTGCTGATTCTTGTACAGTTAGACCAGGAAATCCATATCTCTTATTTTGTATAGACCACCCTCTTTCAGCATCTTCTTTT